GGTTGTTAACAATGACAACTGATACATTAATACACGGCACAGCACGCAAAGCAGCATGGCACAAGGCAGGTGTAGCAGTCGAAGCAACATCAGCCAGTGAGGTAGCCAGTCAGGCAGGATTAGACTGGTCAGTATCATTACATGATATAACTGCAACCTATACAGTTCCAGGTGAGAATGGAACTAACATGGTTAAAGATTATATCCCAGTAGAAAATAAAAAAGCAGTTATCAAAACAACACCATATGGTCAGACATCAGCCATTGGGGTAGTTGGTAACCGCTATAAAGTATTTCAGAATGCAGAAATCTTTGGCGCACTAGATAACTTAATTGATTCTAGTGGTATGAGATACGCAGCAGCAGGTGAGTATGATAATGGTGGTAAAGTCTGGATGCTAATGGAAACTCCAATGGAGATGACAATAGCCAATGACCCACACGCAGCATTCTTATTAGCCAAGACTAGCCACGATGGTAGTAGTTCTGTAATCATCAGACCAATCATTGAACGATTGTTTTGTATGAATCAAATCAATAAGATATACAAAGGTAAGAACAAGTATACTTATCAGTTGAGTCACACAACCAACGCTCAGTTATCTATATCAGAGATTAGTAATATTATTCAACTAAGTTATGATATGGCTAATGATTACACAGCACTAGCGGATATATTACTTGCCAAAGAAGCAAGCCATGAGCACGCAAAGAATTATTTCAAGCGTGTATTCCCATTACCTAGCAAGATAGAAGAAGTTAGATACGACTTACTATCTTTAGGTGAGAAGAAACAACGCACTCGTGCTATCCAGGCTAGAGAAACAGCATTCAATATCTATGCTGCCTCTCCTACACAGGAGAACATACGTAACACAGAGTTTGGTATGTGGCAAGCAGTCATAGAGTGGGCTGACTATAATGCAAAGGGTAAGAACTTAGCATTGCGTGCCATATCAGGCACCAGTGATAACATCAAAACCAGAGCACTTGAATTGCTTGGTGTTTCATGAGTATAATATCTACATCAAATGTAATGCAAGTAAAAGTAGCAGAGCACCAAGTGCAACACAAATGTCCTTGCCTAACTTGCCGTCAAGATAGAGTAAGAGAATGGGTAGGTAAGTTACTTGATGCTGGTATTCCTCCTGATAATATTATGATGGAGATTAATCAATATGGTGGTAGAGTAATTATCTATTCAGGTAATAAAGATAGAAACTGCCATCCTTTGCATAAAGAAAAATGGTGCTATCAATTCAATGATAGGTCATTTGATTTTGCAATGATATGGTGGAGGGCACATGGTAGAAAACCAGAACCAACAACAGAAGAAAAAATTCTTTTGTTGAAGAAAGAGTTAGAACAACTACAAAAGGAGATAGCATGAGAATGTACAAGTATGAAGATAGAGATACTTACGTAGACAAATGGTATAAAGGTTTGTTTGCAATGTATTTTTATAAAACAGATTCAGAAAAGTATGGAATTACTGATGGGTTTACATTAACTTTATTCGGTAATAATTTTAACTTTGAAAAAGAAATAAAATAATGGGTGGTAATTTTGCACAAGACTTAGCATTAACAGCCATACCGTTAGACCAACAAATAGCAATGCACTTGCGAGGTAATCATTACCCGCCAGTACCATTGACAATGTTAGAACCTTGCTTGTATGCTATTGAAGCATGTAACGAGCAGAACTACAATAAACTAATCGAACTACCTAAAGGTGTGCTCTGGCGTGGCCAGAGTTCAGCGCCTGCCCACGCCATCGTGGAAGGACACCACCTTGATGCGTGGTTACTACAAGAACAGGAGATAGAATGACAATGTACTACAGCGAAACAGATGGACCTGAACCAACAGTATCCCTGCAAGTAGGTGGTATTAAGTATACCCTTACTAATCAATCTTTAACTCAGATAATTGAGGATAAAGATTCTCTCAAAGAAATGGTAGACCAAGCCCAACGTAAGATTAAAAGCATAGGCTGGGATGTACGTGAGTTCTTTGAGTCAAGAAAAGATGGCAATAATACTGATGATATTATCTGCACAGTTGAGGATATAAATGAATTACTCAGCAGCCTAGGCGTAGACCAACTAACTAATACTTGGTCAGCAACAGTATTCATTACAGCCACCATCACGGGCATAGAAGCATCCAGTAAAGATGAGGCCGAGAACATTATTAAAGATAATGTTGAGGTCAATTACAATGATGATGGAGACATCTGGATAGATGATGTTGAAGTGCAATCAGTTCATCCTGAAGCATAGTGTGATACACTAATCTTGAGAGCCCCTGGTTTCGGCTATCTCCTTTCTCAGGGGCTTCTCATAAAGGAGAGCAATGGCAAAAGTAGAAATAGATAGAGATAGATATGGTAGGCCACTGATAATTCCACCAACAGGTGGTAAAGCAATTGCCTATACTAGAGCAACTACAATTGCTAACTCATTGGATGATGCCTCGGCATTAACCGCTTGGAAAATGCGGATGGCAGCAATTGGATTAACTACACGGCCAGATATATTGTTATCAATAACAGCAGCACAAGATGACAAGATGGCAGTTAACTCTTTGATTGAAGATGCTATGGAAGTAGCAGGCGCAAACAAAGCAGCAAACATAGGCACAGCCATACATTCATTTGCAGAAAGACTAGACTTAGGACAAGACTTAGGTATAGTTCCACCGCAATGGGCACCAGATATAAAAGCATACGAACATGCAACTAAAATTCTCAACAACAAATTCATAGAACAGTTTTGTGTGTTAGATAAATTTAAAATTGCTGGCACACCAGACAGAGTTGTTGAGTATAAAGGTGAGTTATTTATTGCAGATATAAAGACTGGTCGAATAGACCATCCAAATAATATCTCAATACAGTTGGCTATATACGCCAACGGCTTGCCGTATGATGCGGCTACGGCAACCCGTAGCACATGGGGAGAAGTAAACAAAGAAAAAGCAATCATTATCCATCTACCTGCAGGAACAGGAACATGTAAGTTAATGTGGATAGATATTAAAGAAGGCTTTAAAGGTTTACAATTTGCTATGAAGACAAGAAAATGGAGAGACCAAAAAGGTCTTTCTTATCCGTTCGAACAGGAGAACAAATAGTGTCTCACTCAGAAGCACCAATCAGTATAACAATCAAAACAGCAGCAGGTAGTCTAGTAACAGTCCGTGCAGGTGACGGAACAGAACTAGATACTATTGTTTCACAGGGACTAGACGCAATTACATCAGCCACAATGGAACTTGAGAAAGCAATCCGTGGCACAATGCCAGCACCTATGACAGTAGGACAAGTTGCATCAGCACTAGGCGCAAGTATCAGTCCAATAGATAACTCAACTACTACGCTTGGTGGACGCAACTGTCCACATGGAAAGATGACAGCGATTCAAGGAACAGGTAAAGATGGTTCAATGTATCGTGGTTATTTCTGTTCAGCAGCAAAGGGTGCATTTGATAAATGTAAAAATGTTTATCTTAAAACAACAGATGCAGCATGGAATACATTCGTTCCAGACCAGGTTAAGTGAAGACACTTAAACGCTCAATTAGAAAAGCCGAGGTGGGGGGCGAACCATTACCCCCTGCCTTTCAGGCTTTCGAAAGAGCGGGAATCATACTACGCAGAGCAGAAGTAACAGTTATTGCAGGCACTCCAGGTGCAGGTAAATCTTCAATTGCATTAGCAATTGCAGCCAGGACTAAGTTACCAACTCTTTACTTCAGTGCAGATACTAATGCTCATACTATGGCTATGCGTTTGATTGCAATGGCAGGTAACATGAGTCAACAAATGGCAGAAAACTTATTAAAGAAAGACCCAGACAAAGCAAACGAGATACTATTATTAAACAATCATTTGTTCTGGTCATTTGAATCTACACCTACACTTAAAGATTTAGATGAAGAAGTATCTGCATTCGAAACAGTATGGGGTAGAAGCCCTACACTTATTGTTGTAGATAACTTGATGGATATAGCAATGGATGGACATGAAGAATTCCAAGGCATGCGTGCTGCTATGAAAGAACTAAAGTATTTGGCTAGAGATACCAATGCTGCAGTTCTAGTATTGCACCATACTAAAGAAGGATTCGAAGGATATCCTTGCCAATCACGGTCATCTATTCAAGGTCTAGTTAACCAGATACCAGCAATGGTATTAACTATTGGGCAAATGAAACAGGGAGATGACAACTTCTTGTGTGTAGCCCCAGTTAAGAATCGTTATGGTAAGGCTGACCAAACTGGCAACAACTATGTAACACTTTCATTTAATCCAGAGTCTATGCATCTAGATGATGTTATGATTCGTTATATGCCACAACAACAGGAGTTGGGATGAGTAATCCACGCAAAGCAAAGGGTTCCAGTGCAGAAAGAGATGTAGTTAATTGGTTAAAGAAATGGTTCCCATACGTAGAGCGTAGGATTGCAGGTGCACACCTAGATAAAGGAGATATAGCAGGAGTTAATGGAGTAGTAATAGAAGTAAAGAACCACAAAAAACTAGACCTATCAGCATGGGTAAAAGAACTAGAAATAGAAATTAAAAATGACAAAGCATGGACAGGTGCAATAGTGCATAAACGTTCAGGAAAAGGAGATGTAGGAGAATGGTATGCCACAATGCCAGCAAAAATATGGATAGAATTAATTAGAAAGATTTTAAATGATAAGTGAACTACTAATATTATTAACATACTTTCAACAAGAAATGATAGGATTATTACTATGGATAAGCACAGTATTGCTGCCTATCTAGAACATATAGGCGCCACCCTGCCAGCCGTAGGGCATGGTTGGCGCAAGATGAAGTGCCCATATCACGGTGATAAACATGCATCAGCAGCCATTAATTATGATGAGAATAGATTTAAATGTTTTGGTTGTGAAGTGCAAGGCGATGTATACGACTTAATTAAACACAGACAAGGAGGTAGTTATAGTGAGGCTCTCAAATTCGCAGAGAACATATCTTTACCAAGCAGCGGAGGAATACGCAAAGCATTTAAATCTAGCAGCAGAGTATCTTTCAACCCGACATCTCTCGGTAGAAGAGGCAATGAAATTTCATCTAGGGATAGTTAAAGACCCATTACCTGGACATGAATCATACAAAGGTAGGTTAGCAATTCCATATATAACACCATCAGGTGTTGTTGATATTAGATTCAGAAGTATTAACAACCATCCAGATGAACCCAAGTATATGGGTGTGCCTGGTGCTAAAACTACAATGTATAATGCTCAGGCAGTTCTAACTGCAGGTAATTATATATGTGTAACTGAAGGTGAGTTAGATACAGTTGTATTAACAGCCAAGACTGGACATCCATCTATTGGTATACCTGGAGTTAATAATTGGAAACCATATTACGGAAAGATATTAGATGATTTTGAAATAGTAATTGTGTTAGCAGATGGTGACAATGCAGGGCTAGAGTTTGGCAAAAAACTAAGCAGAGAACTAGGTAATGTTAATTTATTACAAATGCCAGAAGGACATGATGTAAATAGCATCATAGTACAAGAAGGAAAAGAGTGGATAGATGAGCGAATTAGAAAATGCATGGGATAGTGATGAAGAGTTTTGGGATTTCGTAGGACAAAATAGACGGATGGTTGGCCTAGCCATATCAGATGGCCAAGGGCTAGACATACTTAACTCACTACGAGATGTGTATTTAACTATAGAAAAAGAACCAGATAGTGCTATGCGTATGTTAACATTACTAGGCACAGTTATTTATGCCAGTAGTATAGGAGAAGGCAAACAGTTTACAGATGAAATACAAGTAGTAGCAGCAATGGAACAATTTGATACCAATATTAAGGAGATATTAGATGAAGAATCCAGATGATGTTGACGTAATACTTAATGAATTACGTAGTATTATGATGAGAAAACAAGCAGACTACGGACCTCTAAATATAGCCCTTGCTCCTGGCGGTGCTATGAATGGGCTGCGTGTGAGGATGTATGACAAACTGGCTAGGCTAAATAACCTAGCAGATAAGGACGCCACGCCTAATTTTGAATCTATTGAGGATACCCTTATAGACCTGGCTAACTATGCTATAATAGGACTATTGGTACAAAGAGGACAATGGGAAGGTGCTGATTAATGTGGAAAATTAGAAACCCATTTTACTGGGTAGATACACCCAGAGAAA